TTGTATGCAATGATGTCACCATCAATGAGCAAAAGGGTCATCGTCAAACTCCTGTTCTGATTGTTGCTGTATATCTTTTAGTTGCTGTAGTGTAACTACTTTGATGCCTGTCATTACTTGCACGTAATCAAGGTAAGCTTCTACTATCCACTTGACGCAGAGGCAGACAGTCACACCCATGAAGCAACAAGTCAGTATCATCTTCCATAAGAAATCAAAGTCCATGCTGTATGCACTCCTTCGCCTGACCCACTGACATCTTGAACCATTCACCTCTACGCTCTGCTAATTTCTCAGCAGCTTTGTGGGCTGACGCTTCTGCCTTACGTCTGTCTTTTGTATTGACAGCATACATAACTTTGTAATCTCTGAATGGGCTGCTAGTCTGGTAACCATTACATCTGTCTTCTGCATCAACAGCCATTCCTATCTTTACCCACTCAGGCCATGCTGAGTTAGTAATGATGTACACCTGTCCCTCTTTACTACGCGTGTAGTTTTGTAGACCAGAGAAAGCTGCCTCATCAAACGACTTGTAGTTACCTGCCTTGTATAATGGATGAGACTTTGGAATGTACTTACCATTAACAAACATTCTTTCTGGATTATTATCCTTATTGTTATTATCATTATGTCTTTTATTATAACAATCTTTACAAGTTTTGTTGTTATTCTTTTTAAAAGATGGTGACCAGTTATCATCATTTAGTTCTGTGTCACAATCCCTACAGGTATTAGTGGGTGTCTGCCCAGTTTCTTCCATACTTGTACTCGCTGTCAAGCTGACATCTGAAGTTGAAGTGTTGTTGGACATCTCGCATACACTGTTGAATAAGTCTGCCTGTTTCATCTTCCTGACCTTCCTTTACTACTAACTGTACCTCATCGTGAATGAACGCTACAATCTGTGCGTCCAAGTTTGCTTCCTTGATAGCACGTGCTATGTACACGTACCATGTCTTACAGATTATAGCACCAGCACTTTGTAGTAAAGTGTTTAGTGCAGCATGGCTGTGTCGGATAGGAATGATACGTCCATCCAATCCTTTAATCCAACCACGCTCATCGGCTGCTGAAGATACAGCATCCTTAAGATACTTCAGGGCAGGTAGTTGTTTAAGAAACTTGTTCTTAATACGCTTACCTTCCTTCGCTCCCTTACCAATAATCTTACCAATCTTCTCATCACCTGCGCCATACAGAAATCCATATATAAATGTCTTCGCGTTGGAACGTGTGGGTAGACCAGCAGCTTCTTGGTTTGTGGTATGCACATCACCACTAACTACCTCGTGTGAGTAAGACCCATCATCGTAAGCAGCCATGTAATGAGCAAGGCAGCGCAACTCCAACCCACTAGCATCAGCACCCAAGAGGGAATAACCTGAGGGTGCATGAAACAGAGACCTACACTCCTCACCAAATGGCGCACCCACGCTAGGAACTTGAGCCATGTTTGGATTGCTGTGCGTACAGCGTGACGTGACAGCACCCATGTGATTAACTCTTCCATGAAGTCTTCCTTCCTTCTCCATTTTGAGCCAAGCCTGTTTGCCTGTAGCTATCTGACCAATACGCTTATTGAGTAAGAGGTACTCATTGAGTAGCTTTGCCTCAGGCATATCTATGTTAGCTAGTATATTCTCGTCTACCTTAGGCTCTCCTGTATTTGTAAAAGCCTCAGGCTTCCACCCTCTCTTCATCAGTCTGTCTGCTATCTGCTGACGTGATGCTGGATTGAATGGAATAGTCTTAGTCTTAGTCTTGAGTTCTACAATCGTAGGCTCAAAGGTATCCTGTAATTCCTGTTCAATGTCCTGTCTTCGCTGCGCCAGTTCTGCGTACAGTTTCTGTGCAGTAGCTGCATCAAATGGGAAACCATATTCCTGTTGCTCCAACAACAGAGTATGTAATTCTGTCTCTAAGTCAAGGGCATCTTTGCTAAAATTTTTTGCCAGAATTTTTTGATATAACTCAGAGGTAACCTTCGTGTCTTGGACACAGTAGTGTAACATCTCTGTGGTGTAAGTTCCAAAGTCCTGACTATCACTACCGAAATCACCTTTTAATTCTCCTAATCTGTATCCCCAAGCCTTCAGGCTATGACTGCCTACCAGCTTCTGAGGGAAGTTAATCTTACTGACCAGCTTAAAGTCTAGTTCCTTTATGTCAGGCCAGATTGTCCTAGAGTATACCAGTGTGTCAAGAGTTTGCTGTCCCTCTAATAGCTTAAAGCCATGCAGCTTTCTCAGTACTCGCAAATCATAATCAATAATGTTATGACCTATCAGTAACTCAGCACTATTAAGTAGGTTCAACCCTTCCTCAATACAAATGGGGTCAAAGGTGTACACTTCGTCAGTGTCCACATCTCTTGCTACAATGCACCACACCTGTGCCACATCGTCCAAAAGATTATCTGCTTCAATATCAAATATAAGTTTCATGCTCTGTCTCCGCAGTAGCTAGTTAAAATTCTATGTCATCCTCATCTTCTTCAAAGATTGTCTCAGTCATACGACCTGTATCAGTGTTGTATAACAGTGAACAACATAGCCCTGTCTCACCAGACCACCTGTTCTTCAGAACTCTAACGTGGCTGATGTGAGGATTGTCCTTGTCCTGTTGGTCACGCTCTAATCCAATCACCATATCTGATAACTGTCCTATTGCTGCTGACCCACGCAGTTGTGACAAGCTAGTTTGTGCGCCATCCTCATGTCCTCTGTCACCAGAGGGACGCTTCAAGTGTGACACAAGTATCATACCACAGTTAAGTTCCTCAACTAGGGCACGTAGTCGTGTCATTGTATTGTCAATAAGTCTCCTCTCATCTCCACCCTCAAGACCACTGACTACGATACTAATGTGGTCAAGGATAATGTACTCACATCCACAACCATGCACTAAGTATCTTATCTTGTCAAGTAGATTATCGCTATCAGTAGAACCCCAATGGTCATAAAGGTATACTCTACCAGTTCCCAATGTAGCATCGAAAGCACTTCTCATCTCCTCTTCAGGTACATCCTTTGACTGTAGATGTAGAGGCTTGTTCATCTCAATGGACATCAAGCCTAAGGCAGTACGCTTCACGCTCTCCTCAAGAGCGATGTAACCCAGTGTCTTACCATGCCTGATAAGGTTATGTGCAAACTCACGTGCGAGTTGTGACTTACCAATACCAGAGCCAGCAGTTACTGTGGTTATCTCACCCATGCGACAGCCACCAGTCTTCTCTTGCATACCTATGTATGGGTATGGAACAGAGTCTCTGCTGTCATCTTCAGTAATGATATCCCACGTATCAGTACCAGCTACGATACCATCGGGACGATAAGTTCTAGCTTCCCATACAGCATCAATGAGTTCCTTAACTCTACCAGCCTGTAACATTTCATTAGCATCTTTAAGTGGGAGAGATGCTATCTTACATTTGTTAGGTGGTAGTACAGAAGCACATTCTTTAGCTGCCTTCTGCCCTGCCTCATCCATATCAAACATGAGTATAACATACTCGTATTTGGATAGCCATTCAATAGCTTTACCTACTGCTTTCTTGGCAGAGGTACTGCCAGAAGGTAGTGAAACGACAGGCCACTTGTGGTCTTGTACTTGCGATAGAGATAGTGCATCTAGTTCACCCTCAACTATAGTAATGAACCTACCACCATGACCATCACGCCATAGATGCTCACCAAACAGTGAGACATCCTTAAGATTTCCTACAACAGAGAAGTCTTTATTAACAAAGCGTATCTTCTGTGCCTTGAGTTCTCTTCCTCTGTTCCTATAATTAGCAACCTGAACCTTCTGTCCTCTATAGTCAGCAACACCATATCCCCAGAACTCACAAGTCTTCTGCGTGATACCACGCTTGGGTAAATCCCTGTACTCTACGTCTAGGAATATAGTATCATGTGTCTCTAACTTTGCCATCACTTCCTCAGTTGTATCTGGTGGTGTTAGTGTCTGACAAGAGAAGCAGTAGCGTTTACCAGTGCTATACAAAGCGTTGGCATCGCTACTGCCACAGTGAGGACAGGCTTCATGCCTGATAAACTCACCATCCTCAATCATCTACTTGATTATCCTCTGCCTCTTCTAGTATGTCTAACATACAAGCTAGACCTTTACGTATCCACCTCATTACTTCAGGTGGGTACTTGTCCTCATCCTGTACCATCATGTATGCCATGTCATCATAGTCTACGTGTTCAACTACCTCTGCCTCATCTACATAGACAGAGATACGCAGACCATCCTTATTGAACTCAGCTTGGACATCAATCTCAGATACAATCTCTTCTGTAATATCTACGATACTCAT